TCAAATGTTTAAATATTTTACGTTGGAGGAGTTTGCGTGTCAGGAGACTGGTGAAAATGGCATTAAGGAAGAGTTTGTCACGTCCCTGGACGCACTCCGGCATGAATGTGGTTTTCCTTTTGTCATTACGAGCGGTTATCGGTCTACTCGTCATAGTATTGAAGCTAAGAAGCAAACCCCAGGGCAGCATACAACAGGCTGCGCTGCTGATATTGCTATTAATAATGGTGCTCAGCGCTTTATTATTGTTTCTAACGCTCTACGTCTCGGATTCTCCGGTATTGGCATCGCCAAATCTTTTGTCCATGTAGATATCCGTCAAACGACTCCGGTTATCTGGACGTACTAAATAAAAGGCCCTCCGTAGAGGGCCAGTACGCCGAGGGGCGCGGGGGAGAAGAATCTCCATCATAACACAGCCCGTCTAAATAACTATCGTCTGTTTTGTTTACTTCTTCATCTGAATCGTTTATTCTTTAACCGTTTCAGCAAAGGAGAAGAAAATGGAACAATCAGAAAACATTAATGAACTTGCTACGGCTTTAGCTAAGGCACAAGCTGAGATTCGCAATCCAGGTAAAAACACCAAGAACACATTCTTCAAGAATGAATATGCCGATTTAACGGCAGTATTAGGCTGTATAAGGCCCGTAGCGGCCGCTAACGGACTATCGTTCATCCAAGCAGTAGAGGCTTACAACGGCAATGTTGCTGTAAGTAGCCAGATATCCCACAGTTCTGGTCAGTGGATAAAGCAAGTAGCGAGCGTAGAAGTTCCTAAAAGCTCTAAGAATCCGATTCAAGATTTGGGTTCAATGGCGACCTATCTTAAAAGGTATCAGGCTCAGTCAATGTGGGCAATCTGTGCCGATGAGGACACTGACGCTCAAGATTTAGGTATTGAAGATATCAGTGACGAAAAGGTCGCACACCTTGATGCCATGCTGGATTCGACAAAGTCTAGCAAAGAAGCGTTTCTTAAAGTCTATGGCGTAGAGAATCTAAAAAGCTTGACTGACTCTCAATACGAGAAGGCTAAAAAACAGCTACAACAGAAGAAAGCCAAGCAGGCCGCTCAATGAAGATTCACAACGTCGAGCAAGGCAGTGAGGCTTGGTTTCAGCTACGCCTTGGAGTTCCATCTGCGAGTCGCTTTAAAGACCTTCTGACTCCTACGGGTAAGCCTAGCGCGTCTAGTGAAAAGTACATGCACGAGCTGCTCGCTGAAAAAATGTCAGGGAAAAGGTTTGATTCGTTTGACACCTTTCACATGAAAAGAGGCCGTGAACTAGAGCCTGAAGCGGCTAACGTGTTTAGTTTTCAGACCGATTTAGTCTGCCGAGAGGTCGGGTTTGTGACCAACGATTCCGAGACAGTTGGTTGCAGCCCCGACAGGTTGATAGTTGACTCAGGTTTAGAGATTAAGTGCCCAGCGCACACTACGCACGTCAAATACTTAATTGACTATCACAAAGACGGTGAAATGCCTGCTGAGTATTATGCGCAAGTACAAGGTACGATGTGGCTGATGGACTTGGAAGACTACTGGTTTATGTCTTACCACCCAGACTTACCTAATTTGATTATGAACGTCAAACGTGACGACAAGTATATCGCTTTACTTTCAGCGGCGATTGAGAAATTGCTGGAAGACCTTGAAACTAACTTAACTCTTATTGGGAGAATATAAATGGAATATGATAACCGTGGCAGAGTGTCTATGTGGAAAAACGACAGGCCCAATGGCCCTACCATCTCAGGTAAAGTCGTTGCTCACCGAGACATCAAGGAGGGCGAGACTTTAGACATTGCTTTGTGGAAACAAGAAGCGAGTGGTAATCAGCCTATTATGAAGGGCAAGATTACCGACGTTTACAATGGTGGGCAGTCAGGACAAGACGATGATTTGCCGTTTTAATTTCGGCAAGTCTTTAAGACTGGCGCAAGTCAAGAAGGGGGTGAGTTCCACGGAACTCGCTACCCGTCTTGGGATTACTAAACAGCAAGTCTCTCAGTGGAGGTACAGAGAAGATGCGAAGCTGTCTTTGGTTACTAAAATTTGCAACTGCATAGATATGCATCCGTTTGACTTTCTGGAGTTGAATGATGATTAAAAAATTGTGGTTTGAGCTACGCTGCATTCTCGAAGACATCTGGGATGAATTGAGACGATGAATCCATATTTTCTTGATGGGCCAGCAGTTGTTTCTTTTAGCGGAGGTAGAACTTCTGGGCTTATGCTTTATAAGATTTTGGAAGCTCATGACGGAAAATTGCCAGAAGATGTCGTTGTGATTTTTGCTAATACCGGAAGGGAAATGCCTGAGACATTGGATTTCGTAAATGATTGTTCTACGAATTGGAATGTTCCGATTATTTGGGTTGAAAGATATGCAAATGCTATCCCAGACGACACGAAAAAATACGGGAAAAAATACTCTTACGAAACAATAATTGTCGATTACGAACATTGCTCTCGGAACGGTTTGCCTTTTGAAGCTTTAATACAAGCAAAGGAATACGCTCCAAATCCAGTAGCGAGATTTTGTACTGTTGAACTAAAAATAAGAGCTATTTCCGATTATATGAAAACTTATGTTTGTGGAGATGAAGTTTATACTGGTGCTATTGGAATTCGTGCTGACGAAGAAAGACGCGCTCATAAAATGCATGGGACTAAGGAAGGGAAACAAGAAAGATATTTGCCTCTTTGGCTTGATGGAATCACAAAGCACGATGTTTTTGATTTTTGGGAATCTCAAAATTTTGATTTGAATCTTCCAAACAACAACGGTACTACCGACTGGGGAAACTGTGATTTGTGCTTCTTAAAAGGATTTAGTAAGAAGTTATCAATTATTAAGGCTAGACCAGATTTAGCGGATTGGTGGATTGAACAGGAAAAGTCTTTGTCGAAAAAAGTTGGTAAGGCAGCTTTTTTTAGAGCAGACCAGCCAAGTTATTCAGAAATGAAAATTATTGCATCAGACCAAGGTTCGTTGTTTGGTTTTGACGACGAAACAATACCTTGCTTTTGTGGAGATTGAGATGAACGGTCAATTCTGGTTGATTCAAAATCGTCGAGACATAGATAACGTATTGAAGTTTTTCCGTAAGTCGTTGGAAGACTGGGACTATGAACGACCTTGTGCTTGGAAACTGGAAGCATATTCCACAGCTAGGTCTTTGAGTCAAAACGCTTTATTCCATATGTGGATGGGAGAGATGTCGAAGCACTTTTCACAAAAGGTTCCTGTTAGCCCTGACGATATGAAGAAACTTATGAAGAATGAGTTCTTAGGAACAGAAGACGTAGTGGTCGGAAACACGACGATTCCTAATCAGCTAAGGTCTACTAAGTCTTTAGACAAAGGCGAGATGCACTTTTTTATGGAACAAGTTTTTCACTGGGGACTAGACCACGGTGTACAATTAACCAACCCCAGGAATAGTGAGTTCCAGCGTGCCAGAAACTCTACGGGCTAAATGTTTAAGGGCTTTTCAATTACTCCGCAGACTGGAGGAAGCAGACGACAATGGATTTTGCGAATGCGTGACCTGTGGGGAAGTCAGACACTATACCACGGTTCACGGTGGGCACTTTGTCCCTAAAGGCAAAAGCTCTTTCTACGCCTTCGACTCAGATAACGTCTGGCCGCAATGTCCAGCGTGTAATTTGTACGGAATGAAACACGGCACCGCAGCGCAAGTTTATACATTGTTTATGATAAGAAAGTTCGGCAAGCGGCACGTTGATAATATGTTGGCAAATCAATCATCTGCAATTAAGCTATACGCAAAAGATTATCGTGAAATGCTGGCAGATTTTAATGCCCGAATTAAAAACGAAAAACAAAGACTTGGTGTGCTTTGAATGTGGAGTTCAAGCAGACCATGCTCACCACGTTGTCCCTAGAGTCTTAGGTGGGACTAAGACGGTGAATCTTTGTGCGCCTTGTCACTCCAAGGTTCATTCACCGCATCTTTTGAGAACATCAGCACTAACTAAGGCAGCGTTGAAGGAAAGACGTGACAAAGGATTATCAACGGGCGGTGTGTTGCCGTTTGGGTTTAACAGGGAAGATGGGAAAATTAAGAAAAATCCTGAAGAACAGAAAATCATCAAACAAATGGTTAGAATGAGGGAAGAGGGTAAAACTCATTTGCAAATTGCAAAGCATTTTGCAGATAAAGGTTTAGTCAATCGACGTGGCGAACCTATCAACAAATTCAATGTACGTTTAGTTATAAAAAGGGCGAGGGAAAATGGTTGACGCAACTCCAGAGGAATGGAATCAAGTAAAGTGGTTAAACGTAGATGAACCACCACATTACAACGTGGGCGAGATAGAAGCGATTGACTACATCAAACAGCAGCTAGGTGACGAATACGGCGCGTATCTGCTGGGTAATTGTCACAAGTACCTACATCGGCATAAGTACAAAGGAGCGCCCCTAGAGGACTTGAAGAAGGCTCAGTGGTATCTAAATCGGTTGATTGAGGAAACTAAGTAGAGTAGTATTGAATGTGTCGGCGGGACTGCCAATCCCTGAAGGCCGATTTGGATAAGGGGAATTAGAACCGTACGCAAACCGACACGGTTCAATTTTCCCACCATTTGAATCTAACTTCAACTGCTTTTCGCCGATGGAAAGTGGGGCTTAACTGTGCCTCCAATCCATATAGCAGTAATCCGTGAGCGCGTTGTAGGTCTAGGCTTGACCCGATTCACGTCCCAAACGCAGAGACCCAAGTGGGTTGGCTAGAGTCGCGTCTAGCCAGGAAAGCGAAAGCACATGAGTACCGCATCGCAAGATGTTATCTCGCAAAACCTAACGGATTTAACGTATCCCACGGTTGAGATATGCAAAGGGAAAAAGCCGAGGTGTGCCTAAAGGAGAAGAAAATGCAGATATGGCGATGGGATTGTGAGGAGCTGGGATGTTACCGAGAAAAGTGCTCGCCTAAGCTAACGGTCTTTGAAGATTGTTTCCCAAGAAAGATAGCAATGGGCGACATCGACGGATGCGTTGAGATAAGAGGGAAATTTCTATTCTTTGAATGGAAAAGCAAAGGGGGGAGTCTGTTAAGAAGTCAGGAAATCATGTTTGATGTACTGGTCAAGAAATCACCGGACTTTACTGTTTTTATTGTCGATGGTGATTCAAGAACAATGGAAGTGAACAGATTTGAAATCTGGAACGGTAATACAAGAAAAAAGGTAGAGGGTGATTTGTCGCAGTTAAAGAAGTCAATTGAGGACTGGGCGAGGTGGGCAGATGATTAGACCCCACCAAGAGAAGGCCATGACTCAGCTAAGGGAGTCAATACGAAAAGGCAACAAAAAGATACTACTAGGGGCAGCGTGTTCTTTTGGCAAGACTAGGGTGGCTGCGGAGATACTTAAAAACGTCGCTAATAACGGCAAGATGGGTATTTTTATCTGCGACAGGGTTAAGCTGGTTGACCAGGCTTTAGAGGAATTTGACCGAGCAGGGATAGAAGTAGGGGTCATGCAAGCAGACCACTGGAGGACTAATCCTAACGCGCC